CACGGAGCTTTTATTTTGACAAGGAAGACGAGCGCGTACTTAAGTGCGACGCACACCCGAGACATTTCACGTTATGCGACGGTCGTACGCTTGACGTCAGTCCAGATAGGGTGACTGACTTCCGAAAGCTACCTTTTCCGGACGAAAGTTTTAACCTGGTAATTTTCGACCCACCGCATCTTATAGGTAAGCGCGGATGGCGAAGCGACTACTACGGCAGCCTGGATAGTCACACATGGCGCGAAGACTTGACCAAAGGCTTTAGAGAGTGCCTGAGAGTACTCAAGCCCTATGGCGTCCTTGTCTTTAAGTGGTGCGAGTGTGATATTCCGCTCAAGGATGTACTGGCGCTTTGTCCGGCAAAACCGATTATCGGCAATCGACGCCCTAAAGCGTCTAAGACGCATTGGGTACTTTTTATGAGAGAGCCAGAGCCGCAAGAGCAAGCCGCTCTACCGGCAGATGACTATATCGACAATCAAACACTTGCACTACCGACGTAAGGGAAGAAAAAGGAGGAGCGATGACAGAAGGTGAATACATCGTTGGTACCGACGGCAACAGCGGGCATTGGCTCACAGATGAACCAATCGTGAGATGTCGAGATTGCAAGTTTTGGGCAACAGAACATCACTTTTTCGGCGGTTGTGTTGGTAAAGAATTTAACCCAGACGGCTTTTGCTCATGGGGCAAGAGGAAGGAAGACGATAATGAGCGAGTACGTAACATATAAGCTCTGGAATGGCTGCAAAGCACCAAACAACCTAGAGTTCAACGGAAGACTTATAGGAGAGCGTGTTGTAGTTGTAAGAGGTAACCATGATGTATGTAATTTGATTGACAATGGTACAGAGCTTTGTTGCTCTAAATGTGATTGGAGATTTGATTACTCAGATGACACGCAAGAATATGAGTATTGTCCCGGATGTGGCGCTCGTATTGTAGGTGCTTTTTATGAGTAAGCAAAAGCAGAAAGGCACAGCATTTGAGCGTATGGTAGTTGAGTATCTTTCCCATGCGCTCGATGCACCAGAAATAGAAAGGCGTACCGTAGGCGGAACAAAAGACCGTGGCGACATTGCCGGGGTCTTTTTTCGTGGTCAACGAGTCGTACTTGAGTGCAAAAATACCGTGCGTCCGGAGCTTCCCCAGTGGCTCAGAGAAACAGAAGTAGAGCGCATTAACGACGGTGCAGAGTACGGCTTTGTCGTGCATAAACGGCGCGGCTGTGGTGCTGCACAAGCAGGAGAAACATACGTCACAATGACGCTGGAGACCCTGGCCGCAATGATTGCCGGAGGACGCGAGTTTCTCCAGGACTAACCAAAAAAAACAAAACCGAATAGAGGTGATATGAAGCCACATCTCACGATTGATGGCAAGGCACCTTCTGCCGACCCTCCATGGTGGGTGGTTGAGTTTGACAATGTATGTAAGGGGCTTTTCGTTCGCAATGGTAAAGGATTTTATGAGGAACTGACGATTGTTAAAGTCCTCTCAAGAAGCCATTTCCCCTTCTCCATACACCCAACGACCAAAGAAGGCGTAACGTTCGTTGAATTCAACCTGATTGTGCTTTTTGCTCCGGAGACGGAAATGAAAAACCTTATGGAAATTATCCGACTCAACAAAAAACACGGTGCCTATTTTCAACAAGTTCCCCAAAAAGAAAAAGAATATCGATTTTAGAAAGGAGGAGAAATGGCTAGAGTTATCGCCATTATGGGCGAGTCCGGTTCAGGCAAAACCACAAGCCTAAGAAATTTAACGCCGGAGAGCACCTTTATTATCGACTCGGACAAGAAGGGACTTTCGTGGCGTGGATGGAAAGGCGATTACAACAAGGATGCTAAGAATTATTTAGTATCTGATGATCCGGAGATAATCCTAAAAACGCTCAAGGTCATAAACGCCAGATTCACCAACGTTCATACGATTGTTGTTGACACAATCAACGGAATTATGGTGGCCGATGAAGCCAGAAGACGCACCGAGAAGAGTTACGACAAGTGGGCTGATTTAGCCTGGTCAATCTATGGGCTTATAGATTACGCCCTTGTCATGCGACCTGATATAACGGTGATTTTTACTGCCCACACCCAAACCGATATGAACGATGCGGGCTATGAGTTTACCCACATCAAGACAAGCGGGCGAAAGCTTGACAAGATCGTCCTTGAGTCCAAGTTTACGACAGTCCTAAACACGCGCTTCAAGGACGGCGAATATATCTTTGAGACAAGAAGCGCGACCTCGACCGCAAAAGCACCCTTTGAAGCACTACCCGAGACAATGCCAAACGACATTGTAGATGTAATTAACTCCCTTAACGAATATGAGGGATAGAAGAAAGGAAAGTACTATGAAAGCAATTAAAGGATGGAACGATATCGTAGCGACAAACGGCGGAGGAACGCTGCTCTCCCCTGGCGGATATCTGGCAAAGATCATCCGTGTCAAGGACAAGACGGCAGAAACAAAGCCCTACCTTGAGGTGGTTTACGACATCTTGGCTGAGGACAAGAAGACTTTGCTTTTCAAAGAGGAGTCCAAAGACGAGAAGAACGACTGGAAGCATTCTTTCCGCTTCTATCTCGCTGATGAGTCCGGCTTTGGCCTTGCGCGCTACAAGAAGCTTGTTGAAGCCGTTGAAGGCTCACCTCAGAACAAGGGTTTCGCCTACGCCAACAAAGCAGGAGCAGAGCAGACACTCGTTGGTAAATGGGTCGGCTTTGTTGTTCGTGACCGGCTCTACACCAAGCAAGACGGCACCGACGGAAAAGGTCCAGACCTTGCCGGATGCTTCACTACACAGGAGATCATCGACAAAAGTTTTCCTGATTCCATGCTTGAAGAGCGAGACACACGCAAAAAGGTTGAAACAGTCGTAGTACCGGACGCTATCCCCTTCGGAGACGATACAGCACAGCCTGCAACTGAAGAGACGCCCGCTGTCCCTGATCTCTACGATAGCGACATCCCGTTTTAATGATTGCGGCCTAAGAAAGGAGGTGGCGCGTGGCTGATTACACAGACGGTCAAGGTTGGTCAAAGCTGGATGCGACATCCGCGCGCCACCTTGCACAAGTGATTTCGACCTTTAGAGGAGCATCAAGAGATTCTCGTACTCAGATGCTCCTCTACTGTTTTTCTCAGCTTCAAGGCAATCCGCCATATTTCAGGTGTGGAGTCCGTACTATCGCTAAAGAGTGCGAAGTTACACCAAGAATTGCTCAGCGATTTTTAGAGTTTTGTGAGCGTGAAGAAATATTTAAGCTTGCCAGCAAAACTAAGAGAGGAGAAACACCAAAAAGAACTTTCTTTTGGCTTGATCCGGAAGATGATAGGTGTAACCAGGAGCGGTTACACCCTGTAACCGTAGCCAAGGGAAAAAGGTTACACCAGTGTAACCAAAACACTGGGAGTTTGGTTACACATCAGATACAGAGTATCAGAGAGGGAGAGAGCTCAAAAAGCGATCTCTCTCCCCGCGCATCCTCCGTCTGCGCTGACGCTCCGACGGATGCGCGGCAGAAAGAACAACCCATGACTGGAGTTGAGTTTGCTATTGCCGAAGAAGAGATACTCCAACGGCTAGACAAAGCCCCTCACAATTCCCCTGAACAGAAAAAGTGCTCAGCTGAGCTGACAGAACTTCGCAATCTCCGTGACAGACAAAAGCACGGTGGTGCGTAATGGGATTTCAAGAATTACGTAACTTCAGCCATCCTGAGCACAGCTGGGCGGTTGATTGCTATCTTCAGGGTACAAAGCCCCTGCTTACGCATACACATCTCGACGAAGCACTTAATGGCGGTCTTATGCCGGGACTCACGATTTTAGGTGGTGTGGCATCTGCCGGAAAGTCTTCTCTTGCCGTGCATGTAGCTACAAATGTTGCTGCAACAAGGCAACGTGTAGCGTATTTCACGCTTGACGACACATGGGGAAACGTGACTGCTCGCTCTATAAGTTGCTGGTCTTTCGCCACTCAAGGAGCAAAGTATCAAGACATCGACATTGTTCCGTTTCGGTGGTCTGATGTCTTAAATCGAACCGATGAGATACCAAAGCTGGATCTTGACCCACTAAAACTCTCGGCATACGCATTCAACATGAGAAAACAAAACAAAGTCTTGGGAGATGCAGCGGTTTATGAGGATGTTGTGGCCCCTTATTTAGCCATCATTGACTCTGTAGCAACCACAACAGAAATTGAGCAGCTCCTAAAGACTGCCGCGGCAGATGACGAAGCACCGGAACTTGTAGTAATCGATTATGTGCAACAATTTCAAACCGGCTCTTCCGATGTTGACAATAGCGACTATGCAAGAGTCTCCGAGGTTGCAACACGACTTCAGCAAATAGCACTTTCGATGAATGTTCCGATTCTTGTTCTCTCCTCGCTCAAAAAGATTGACGCCAAAGAAAAAGACGATCCATCACTTGATTGGTTCAGAGGATCTGGTGTTGTTGGCTATGCGTCTTGGGCAGCCGTCATCATCACACGTGGCGAAAAACAGGGATCGGGATTTCAAGAAATCAAGCTCCACACGGTCAAGAACAAAGCAGGACGCACAGGACAGGTTACAAAATGCCTGCTTAAAGGTCCCTATTCCTATATCAGCGATTTTTATTAGCGAGGTGATATACATTGCCTGAACAGGTTGATTTTCTTCTATGTCCCTTCACAGGCTCTAGGTGCAACGCTAGATGCGCTTTAGCCTTATCACTCGATGGCAAGCGTGTTTGTGGCTTAAACACGATTCTGTCGCGCTACAGCGGCAATATTGAGCCTGTCTGTGTTGCGCCTGCGCACAGTTCCGAAGAAGCACAGCGAAAAAAGACTCAAGAGAGGGTTGCGTATATTCAGGCGCATCCGGACAAATTTCCAATAATCCCCGATTTTCCAATACCGAAAGAAGGTTAACTATGGCTTCTCACTATCCGTATGCTGACGTACCGGAAAAAGACCTCTACCCTACTCATTGGTGCCGTTTTATACCGGATACAGGAGACGCTGGCACATGGTGGGAGTGTTCTGCGTGTAAATGTGCAATAGACGATTCTCTGTATCAAGAGCTTTTAGTTGATGAACTCCTTGAGTTCTGTCCGGCTTGCGGGGCCAAGGTGATAGATGATGATCAATGAGTATCTCCTCTTCGATAGCAGAGACAGCGTTACTTCTCTTTGAAAATTGAACATGGCAAAAAGAGAGGAGTAAACGTGTGTTTTGAAGAAGGCTCAAATAGGACAAGTTGTGACAGTTCTTTTAACTTCATTAAATCTCCATATAAGCCGTGGACTCATAGCGAGCTTAAAGTGTTGTGGGAATATCCCGACCTCACCGCAGAAGACTTGGCGGATATCCTTGATGGCAGAACTCCTCAGGCTATACGCAAAGCACGCCAGAGATATGGGCGCTATAACGCTTATGAGATTCCTCTTTGCCAAAAGTGCCACGAGCACCCTGTCGATGTTGCAACTCCCAGAGCGGCCAGACTCGGCCTTTGCAGCGAGTGTTTCATCAAGGAAGAGACATGGAGAATCGAGCACGCCAAGGAGATTAAGCGGAAGAAGAATGCTCTTCGCCAGCGGCGATTTAAAGCACGTCATAAGCGTAAGTGAGTGCGCATACTCAAATCATGAAGACGCAACCACTGAAAAACCCGAAGTATGAAGCCTATGTGCAGGAACGCCTGAGCGGTAAAACGCAGCGTCAGGCGATGCTTACGGCGTATCCAACGCGCAAGAAGTGGAAGCCGGAGACGGTGGACCGTGAAGCATCAAAGCTTGAAAAGCGTCCCGAGGTTAACGCGAGGTTGGAAGACCTTAAAGAGCAAGCATCCAAGCGCGTCACGATAACACGTGCTCAGGTGCTTAACGGCATGAGTGATACCTTTATGCGTGCCCGCTCCTCCATTGCTGCAGATGGTGTCTCACAGACTGCAGTCACGGCGATATCAAGCATCGGGAGAACGCTCTTAGATGCAATTCCGGAAAATACAACAGACGATAAGCCGCCATTCGTGGCAGACTTCGCCCTTCTCTTAGCCCCTCCTTTCCTTGCCCTGCATCGGGCCATTGCGACAGATGTAGGCGGTGAGTGGTGGCTGAGAGGAGGGCGTTTTTCTTTGAAGAGCTCTACCGTTTCCTTGGAGATTGCAGCCGGTCTTATGGAGCATGAGGATAGAAGCGCGTTTGTCATGCCAAAGATTGGGAAAGACATTGGCGAGGGTGTCTTTGAACAGATGCTCTGGGCGCTCGATAAGCTCGGTATACGTGATGAGTGGACCGCTTCCAAGAGCCCCTATAAACTCACCAGACACACGACCGGCCAAGTAATCACCTTCCGTGGCGGTGATAGAACCCAGAAGACCAAAGCTATCAAAGCACCGAACGGGACGTACTACGCTTATCAATGGTTTTCTGAGGTAGATCAGTTCGACGGCTGGGGTGAGCTCAGAGTAGTTATGCAGTCCGTCACAAGAGATGCGCCTGAAGGCTCGGTGTATTTCCGTTTCTTTGACCACAATCCTCCACGCTCAAGAGATGCCTGGGTAAACCAACACATCAAGGCTATCAAGGCTGATCATAAAGAACGTGTCATTGAGTCAAGCTATCTCGATGTTCCACACGAATGGATACCGGAGCAGGTACGGCGCGACGCTGAGGACTTAAAAGAGCTTGACGAGGAAGCATACCGCCATGAGTGGTTGGGTGAAGAGGTAGGCTATGGCTCTGAGGTCTTTACTCGTGTTGAAGTGCGAGACATTACACACCAAGAGCGCAGAGAGCTTGAATATCGGTGTTACGGCGTTGACTGGGGCTTTAGCCAAGACCCATTCGCCTGGGTAAAGATTGCCTATGACACAAAGACTCGCACTCTCTACATCCTTGACGAGTTCGTCAAGTGCGGACTCTCAAACCAAGAGTCGGCTGAAGTTGTAAGCCAGAGGATGCACAGCACGCTTGAGGATGATGACGGCGTCTATGAGGACGCAGAACCGTATGCGGTTGTGTGGTGCGACTCAGCAGAGCCAAAGAGCATTGCTGACTTTAAGGCCAATGGAATTGATGCGCGCCCGGCACTTAAGACTGGTGCCCATAACATCAGAAACTCTATCAAGTGGCTACAGTTCCGGAAGAAAATTGTAATTGACGCTAAGTGTACCGTCGCAGTGCGTGAGTTTACCAACTACTCCTATGTGATGACCAAAGACGGACAGCTTACAGGGCAGCTTCCCGACGCAGATAACCACACCATAGACGCTGTTCGTTATGCGTGTATGACCCTTATCAATGACAGGAGTTTGACGTAAGGGAGTATGCGTGGATAACAAACTGAAGATAGCAAAACCTGAGTGGGCCGTAAAGTACTTGCGCGGTATGAACTATACCCCTGACACCTCAATGGACAAGTTGCAAGAGCTCTGGTGGGGCTGGTACATCCGAGACAACGACTACTACAAACAGCCATACGTTATAAACGACAACTCGCAAAGCTATGATCGTCTTTCCATGCGTCCGGCGTCTATGGTGGCAGAAGAGATTCCCAGTCTTGTCATGAATGAAGGGACGATCCTCTCAAGTGTCGATGAAGACGTCAGCGCATGGCTTGAGCGCACGATACCTGACTTCGTAGACGAGCAAGCGGAGTTTATGAGTAATGTCTTTGCACTTGGCTCCGGTGCTTGGGTGGCCGACTTTACCGGCACGCAAGGCAGTGTTGTGACTACCGTTCGCCGTATGAATGCATGGCAAGTAATACCTCTCATTGGTGATGGATGCGCGTTTGTCTCTAAGGTTAGCGTTTCCGGCAGGCGCTATGATCAGCTGCAGATTCGTACACTCTCAAGAAAAACAGGTACCGAAGTAATAGAAACACTGCTCTTTGATCCAAAGGGGAACCACCGCCGTGTGATAGAGCTTGACGAGGTAACCCGCACACTTGACACAGGACAGACACTTCCCACTTACTCCATCGTTAAGCCTGCTAAGTACAACACGCATGACGAGCTCACACCATTAGGCGCATCGCTTCTTGAGGACATTTGCGATACATGCCGACTCGTTGACGAGGTATTCAATCAGCTGTATTGGCAGGTTAAGGTATCTCTACCGAAGACGATTGTTGACGAACAAGCACTGGTTAGAGACTCAAAAACCGGAAAGCCAGTCTTTGCCGAGACCATGAACCAGTTGATGTTTGCGCCCATCAAAAGCGGTGTTGGAATTGATGTCCCGGTGACAGTCTACAACCCCGATACGCACATCGACGATATGGTAGTTGCCATAAATAATGCACTTGGCATTTTGGGGCAGCGCACCGGCTTTGGTGCCGGATATTGGTCATTCACCCTGGGGCAAGGGCTCAAGACTGCAACTGAGGTTGTAAGCGCAAATTCTCAGCTTATGCGCACCATCAGACGTCATGAGCACGCTATAGAAAACTCTGTGCGTGATCTTGTGCAAGGCGCCTACTCTGCAGAATGTGCGCTTAATGGACACTTAATTACAGAGCCAATACCGATTGATATTCTTTGGGATGACTCGGTTATTACTGATGACAAGGCCGACCGCGACATGATGAAAGATGACATTGCGCGTGGTCTTTGCCCCAAGTGGAAGTATCTCACCAAATATCAAGGCATGAGCGAAGAGGAAGCTAAGACGTATACCGGCGAGACCAGCGGAGTAGCGCTTGATGTTGAGCTTGGCGAGTAGCTATGAACCCCACAGAGGAGATTGCCGCACGTCTTGTTGGAGGGGCGCAAGCGGCATACGTTCGCGAGCTCTCGTATTTCTTTTTGCACCTCTTTGGCGAGGTTGTGCGTACCAATGGCGCTGTTCTTAAAGGTCAAGAAATAGCGGACTTTGACCGATTGGCGAGGATATCAAGAGAAGAAGCGCTTGGCATTTACTACAAGTATCGCCCTTACATCGAAAAGCAGACACGAGAAACGCTTAAAAGGTCGCTCAAAGCCACTGACGATGTGCTTATAGGGCAGTTTATACGTGTCTTGGGTAAGCGCCGCCACATGACTAATTTAGCGACTCTCATAGGCTCTCAGACAGCGCAGGGACTATATGAGGTGATAAACCGTCAGAATATCGCACTTGCAGAGCAACAAGAAGCACTGTGGTATGAGGTGACAGCAGAAGCAATTGCGCGCCACCAAGCAGGCAAGCCAACAAAGGCTGTTATGGAGCGTGGCGTCTCAAAGCTTGCCAACTCAGGACTAGAGACGATCGACTACATCAGCTGTACAAAAACGACCATTGACGCAGCTTTGAGACGCCACATTGTTTCTCAAGCTAACCAAGCGAGAAACCGCCTTCTCATGCAGCGTATGGACGAGTGGGAATGGGACTTGGTCTTTGTTGACGCTCACTTTGGAGCACGGCCTACACATGCTGTATGGCAGGGTAAAGTATATTCAAGAAGTGGCAGAAGTACCGAGTACCCACCGCTCGTTGAATCAACCGGATACGGCACGGTAACCGGGCTGTGCGGAGCAAATTGTGTAGTTGGTGATACAAAAGTGTCAGGACCTTATGCTTCTGCGGCTTATCGGCGTAAGTATTCCGGGCAAATTGTCACTATACGAACAGTGTTCGGTCATAACCTTACCGTCACCCCAAATCACCCAATACTTACCCCCCAAGGATGGGTTGCTGCTAGCCAGCTTAAAAAGGGAGACTATGTATTCAGCCGCGTCAATCGTGACGGGATACCATTTGGTGTTAGACCAGACAAGTACGAGTGTGAACCCACTATCAAGCAGGAGTTTAACTCGCTTGGGAATACGTTCGGCATTAGGTCCTTTCTTGGATCTTCCGCTAACTTCCACAACGATGGAATTGCCAATCAAAATGTCGACGTTGTACTTGTCAATAGCAGCTTGGTAGACAACGTCAAGACCAAAAGATTTAAGCATACTCCCAAGCCTGCTCTCTTCGACGCTTCCAGGCTTTCCGATTGCAGCCTTGGTCTTAGCTCTTTTGCAAAGGTCAGCATGTGTTTTTCTACTACCTCTTACAGCATCTTGCGCATGTTTACAAAGAGCCCTTCTCTCTTCCAGGGAACATCTCGCCATTCTAGTTTTGGTAGCCATTCGCCTATCTTGCGGGAGAACTCCTCGTTCCTTAAGTCTATTAGTAATCGTTGTTTGGGAAACACCAAGCTGCTCAGCAATAACAGTTTTATTGAATCCCTTATTCCAAAGATCAACGACACGTTCGACATCAACGCTCTTCTTACGTCTATCGGTCTTCAAGCCAAGAGCTTTGAGTTCGCTGGCGATAATCCTATTCCGGCATCTGAAATGCTTCCTCATGGCTCTGATAGAAGCTCCTTCATTGTAGAGCCTGATAAGATCGTCAGCATTGATATTAGGATGTGGTCTGGGCATGTATACAACCTTTCAACGAAAAATGCCTGGTATTTTGCAAATTCTATTGTAACACATAACTGCTACCACAACATGGCGCCTTATGTCCCCGGGCTATCTCAGTTGCCTGATACCAAATTTGAAGCTCAAGAAAAGCTTGTCGGAATGACCAGTGACGAGTACTACGCCGCTACACAAAAGCAACGTAGATATGAGCGCTATATCAGGAGCAAGAAGCGTGAGATCGTCTCACTCCAAGAAGCGGGGCTTGACGCTACTAAGCAGCGCTTACAACTCGGGACGGCGCAAGATAAGCTCAGGCAATGGGTAGCTGATAACCACCTAAGACGCGACTATCAAAGAGAGCGTGCCTGGGCGGTTGACAGGCAACCGAGAGCGCTTAAGGCAAGTCCGCAGTTTTCAAGAGACGCTAAAGGCATAACTTTTCCTGGATCTTTCCCCGAATCAAAAACCATCATCAGCGCTTATAAGGCATCTAAAGAAAGTGTCAGTAATACCTTCGCAAAGAGGATGGGGGTCAAACTCTCCTTTTCTTCAGATGTCCCTGTTGCCTTCCAACGGCAAGCGGCAGCAGGTGTGGAAAGCGCTATAGGTTTCATTGGGGATTCCATCAAACATGATTACCTTTTCAGGATTAGCAACAGTCTTAAGCCTGGGATATTTGCTCAAGTGTCGAGAAGGAAGGATGGAGCAGTTGTCGAGGTAAGTCCAGCTCTACTCAAAAAGACGGTCAATGAGCGTATTCAAGTAGCCTTCCACGAAGCAGCGCATACTAAAGAGTGGGTTTTGACCTCATGGGACGAGTGGCAAGAAGAGATAGAAAGGACGTTGTTATTCGAGGATAAGAAGATAGAATTACTTACCGCATCAAGGCTGAATCAGAAGCTTGAAGGAGCGTTTTTAGATAATGGCGTACTGGTCTATTACGACGATGATTCTGGTAAAATAATGTTTGACAGTAGCCAGGATATGGAACTCTTGAAAAATATATCTCCTTATATGAAAAAGTATGATGAGATGGAAGACGAGTTCGGATCCGAGCTTCTGGCAGAGTCTTTCAGATTCGTCGCTGTACATGGATTCGGGAAGAACAAAATCGCTGATACCGTGGTAAGGAGTGCTCTTTTATGGTGATTGATTACGAAGTACTTTGCGATAGTCTGGATATCTCTCATGAAGCACTTTTACGCGGAAGCAATACATATGCTCGAGAGTATGTGAAACTTCGCAGAAAGTATGGAAAAGACTATACAAAAAAACAGATTCTTTCCATCTACATGAAGCTTCCGAATGACGAGTTGGTAGCTTTAATTAGACGAAGAAATCTACACAAGGGCTGGCCTGAGTATTTCACTTGGGATGGTCCCACCGAAAAGGCCGAGCAAGAACTTACTCCTTTGCTTGAAAAGTAAAAGCTCAAACTTTCAAAGCCCCAGCAATGGGGCTTTTTCTTTGCTCGTTACTAGCCTAAGACAATCCTTTCAGTGCAGGAAAAGGACCTGCAAAGGCTGAAAGGATTGGTTTTATGCCAGGCAAATTGACTGAAGGTGCGAACGAGGAGACAAAACCGAAAGGCACTGTCCCCCAAGACCCCAAACCTGATGATCAGCCCCAAGACCCCAAAGATGGCGAGGGAGACAATCCCCAAGACCCAAACGAGGGCGAGGGCACAAGTGGAGAGACAGGTGCAAAGCCTGCCGGAAACACCAATGTCCACAAGCTAGAGCGCGACCTTGCCAACCGCGACAAGCGCATTAAGGAACTGGAAGCAGAGCTTGCAGAGTCTAAGGAGTTAATGGCTTCTTCTGATGAGCGCATCTCCGCTATTGAGCAGCAACTTAAAGACGCAGCAGACGCCAAGACAAAGGCAGAAGCTGAATCGGCACTTACCAGTGCTGGATGTATTGACCTTGAGCTGGGACGTATGGCGCTTGACGCTCTAGACGGAGACATTGAAAAGCTTAAAGAAGCAAAGCCTTTCCTTTTCAAGTCTGAAGACGCACCGAAGAATATCAACACCTCCGGGAAACCAGCAGGTAGCTCTTCTGGCGGCGTCGCTATGAACATTCACGAAGGATTGAAAGGACGATAAATGATTACACTTGCCGATTTGGCCACAAACTCCGGAGATAAGCTTGTCCAAGGCTTTATCAATGAGCTTGTGACCGACAACTACTTGCTCGGAGCTCTTACCTTCGATGACTGCATGACTGCTACCGGTACCTCTGATTTGGTTTACAGCTATAAGCGTGTCAAGACTCCGGCTTCTGCTGCTTTCCGTGCGCTTAATGCTGAGCCTGTTGTGTCTGAGCCCGCTGTTGAGCGCAAGAAGACGCAACTCGGTATTCTTGGCTCTACGTTCTCTATGGACCGTGTGGCCAAGGCTGCAGCTGAAGACCTCTACGAGATGCGTCTTGAGGAAGCGAAGAATGCGGTTATCCGCAAGTTCAATGCTACTGTCATCAACGGCGATATCACTAAGGACACCAACAGCTTTGACGGTATCGCTAAGGCGGTTAAGGGTACGAGCACTGAGGTAACCTCCAAGACAGATATCAAGGTCACGACCAAGGAAGCTGCTCTTGCTTACCTTGAGGAGCTTGACGGTATGCTTTCCGCTATGACACGCACGCCTGACGTGCTGCTTATGAGTGCTGCTCAGCGCGTGAAGCTGAACGCGCTTCTTCGTGTCGTTGGCCTTGCCACTGAGACTAAGGAAGGCGCAGGTAATCCAGTACAGACCTATAACGGCATTGCCATTCAGGAGATGCGCGACGGCTGTATTGCAACCGCTGATATCTTTGCTCTTTGCCTTGGCATTGACGAGTTCCACGGCGTTACTTTGGGCGGCGGGAATGCGCTCACTGTGTCTCTTCCCGACTGGACCACTCCGGGCGCGGTTAAGAACTTGGACGTGGAGTTTGTCTGTGGTGTCGCACTTAAGGCTACCAAGGCCGCTGGCGTGCTGCATCCGAAGGCGGGCTAATGGCCGCCCCAAGCCTGACATACGGCTTTTATAGAGACACCTATCACGGGACTATGGACGAGAGCGACTTTACGGCCGCTCTCGTCAAAGCTCGTGCAGTCCTTGTTTCTATGACGGGAGAAGAGATACCGGAGCAACACACAGAGAAGTGGAAACTCGCTCTCTCAGCTCTTTGTGAGCGTGTGTCCGGCAAAGACACACAAGGCACGCTTAAAAGCGAAACAGTAGGCTCTGTGAGCTTTACTTATGCCGATCGTATCGCTGAGATAGATGACCTTTCTGTTGTCTACCCGTTCCTTGTTGGTACAGGGCTCCTATGGCGAGGTGTCCGATGATTGCTTACGACACAGTCACCTTTTGGCGCAAGCGCGACAATGCCTTTTCACGTGTTGTTATGTCAGGAGTTCACGTGGAGAAGAAGCGCGGCAACACAGCCGATACTATCGGCTCGAACCATGCAGACACGCTTAAGGCGTGGTTCTTCAAGAACCCTGTTCTTCGTCCCGGAGACTTCATTGTGACAGGTGTCAAAGACGGTGAGAGGCCGCCTGCTGACGCATTTATGGTGAGGTCGGTAAACCCTTATTCAGTGCGTTTTAAGACGCATCACGTGGAGGTGGAAGCAAGATGAAGATGCGTGTTGTTTCGGCAAATGTTGCACCGGCAAAAGAGAAGGTTTCTGCTCTTTGCCAGCGTGCTTTAGGCATTACGGCAGAAAATGTACTTGCTGATTGCAAGTCGTATGTACCGTATGACTCAGGCGCGCTCCAGGGTTCTGGAACGACACGTCAAACAGGCAGCTCAGCTTTCGTTGAATGGGGCGGCGGAGACGCAGCGGCATATGCACGAATTCAGTACTTCTCGCCCCATAATCACCAAACCACGCAAAACGCTCTTCATGCCCCTAACGCCTGTGACCACTGGTTTGACAGGTGCAAAGGCGTAAGAGGTAGCGCGTGGACGAAAATGTTTTCAAAACTCATGAAAGGTTGATAGAAATGGCAGACGTTGCAGAAGCAACCACTAACTGGGTGAAGGAAGTTCTTAAGGATATTGATGTGGAATATGGTCAATATCCCGAAACGGAACATGCACAGACCACAGGCGTTCGCGCCATGGTCAAAGCTGCTCCGGGAGAACCTTGGATTCGCCGCTACAGATCAGGTGGCGGCGTCAAGCAATTCCCCTATGAAGTGTATCTGCAAACACGCCCGCTTAATGAGGGCGAGCGTGTAGACGGCCTTGCCATGCTAAGACGTTTACAAGCCGCTATTGAGCGCGGTGGTGGACCAAACGTTGGCTTTGTTCTTTGGGCTCACGATGTCACCACCTTGCCATCTCCGATCAGTATCGGTGAGGACGGCGTCACCACCTATCAGCTTATTGCAGTATTTACGTACAAGGTTGACTAGCCTTGTCAAGAAAGGAGGGCATTATGCCCGAGCCAGCAAAGCAAGAGACAACTACTACTCGCTCCCCTGTCTCTATCTATGAGATTCAGCATTGGATTAAGCCACAGGGGGTACAGGAGTACATTCGCGTCACTGAGGACACCAAGGCTGAGACTGAGCGCGAAGCAAAGACTTACGAGCCAACCTATATCGACCGTAAGACTCAGCCAAAGTACAACCTTGGCAAGACAGACACCTTAAGTTTTGAGGTTGATGCTATGGGTCCCGGCGGTATCCAACAGCAGCTTGCCAAGTTTGAGGATATGCTCGATGTTCCGGTTGACTACATTCGTACTTGTGGCTATGACTTTACCAAGGGTCAAGCTGCTCCTAAGGGCGCTCTTATTGCTAAGCACGCCAAAGGCACGCTTAACGTTGATCCCTTTGCCGGAGATGATATCGCACCGATTAAGATTTCTTTCAAGGTTGCGATTACTGAAGAGTACGAGTACGGCACCTTTGACCCTGAAGCCAAGAAGTTTACCAAGGCTTCTGAGTAAGATTTTCTGTCCTCTCCCCAAGCCCTCTGTCAAATGACAGGGGGCTTTTTGCGTTACTCGTCCATGAGAATACTTCCAAGGAATCCGGCCAGAAAGGAAAATACGATGGCACTTAAAAACAATGTAGTCTCTGATATGCCAAAAAAGAAAATCAAGCTTGACGGTAAAACCTATGAGATGGAACTTGGCAACTTTACCTTTGCCATTGACGCTCAGGAGTGGGTAGAGCAAATCCAAAGCCTAAGCGGCGGTGAGAAAGCGCTTGGCGAACTTAAAGAGCTCTCTTCTAAAGCCCACTCGATGATTGCATCCATTCTCGGAGAAGATGCGGCAGAGGAGCTTGTGGGAGGTCAGAACCGCCTGAATATCTACAAGATTATTCGCCTTCTTGGCATTTTGACTGAAGAAATCACCTCACAAGACGCTTTCGATTCCCTGGCATCTGCAATTACCGCAGAAAACGAAACTCTTGATAACTAATGTTTTTTGATTCCATTATCAAAGGAGCGCCCGTAACAGTTGATGTTGCGGGTGTACTCATACCAATAAACTCCGGTTTTCGTACCTCGCTTGTCTTTTCCACCATGCAGGATAAGACGTCTTTAATGGCAACGGCAAGGATCCTTAACCTCTTTTTTGCTAGGTCGGGAAAACTCCCCGACCAAGTATCAAAGCATCCAAAAGAAGCACTTGCAGCAGCTGCAACGTGGTACAGCGAAGCCTTCAACACAATGCAATATGGAACACAGTACTCACAGAGAAGTGCTCACAAGCGCACGTTTGACTGGCAAGAAGACGCAGGCATTCTCTCTGCTGATTTCATGCGCTTCTACACACTTGACCTTACAAGTTCAAGCACACAGCTCCATTGGTATACCTTCATAAACCTTTATATGGCGCTTATCGCAACACCTAACTCTCTTATTAACCAGGCGATAGGGGCACGCAGTCCACTTACCGGAGACACAACAAGAGAAGCCGAGAGAGCGCACGCAAGAGCAGCGAGAGCTTGGGCGTTATTGCCTACAGAGAATGAATTACGAGAGATGGCACTACGTAATTTCTAACTCTGGAGGTCGAATGTGGCCGATGGCAAGGTAATAATTGAGATTTTGGGAGACTCCGCAAAGTTTGAGAGCGAAGTTTCAAAACTTGCTGATAAAGCGTCTAAATCTGTCAGTAATGTAGGCTCGTCTCTTTCAAGAGTCGGCACTGGTCTTACGGCCGCTATCACCGCTCCTCTTGCTGCAGCAACCGTAGCTGGCGTTAAATGGGCGGCTTCCACTGCATCTAATGCTGAGCAGGTCAATCTTGCGTTTACGACAATGCTCAAAAGCCCTGAGCGTGCGCAAGAGACGATCCAAAAGCTTGTTAAGTTTGCCCGTGAAACTCCCTTTGATATGCCAGGGCTGCAAACAGCAACGCAACATCTGCTTGCGTATGGTTTTGCTGCAGACGATGTCATTCCGATGCTCACTGACATCGGAAACGCGGCAGCAGGTCTAGGCATTGGACAACAAGGAATTGACTCCATTACTCGCGCATTGGGTCAGATGCACGGAAAGACAGTGGCTGCATCACAAGAGATGATGCAGCTCACAGAAGCTGGTATTCCTGCGTGGGAGTATTTGGCCAAAGCGCTTAATACTGATGTTGCAGGAGCTATGAAGGCGGTCGAGAAGCGCACGGTATCGGCTGACACGGCCATTAAAGCCATACGCGAAGGCATGCAAGGCGATTTCGGCGGGCTTATGGCAGAGCAAGCAAAGACGCTCTCCGGAGCTCTTTCCAATCTCGGTGACGCCGCTAAAGCAACGGTTATGGAGATCTATAAGACAGACGGATATAAAGCACTCACAAAAGCTATCCAAAACCTGTCAGACCCTATGCAGCATCTCTTTGAAGCCATTATGCCGCTCGCTGAGAAAGCTCTTGAAAAAGCCGGTAAAACCATTGAGAACCTAGCCGGTGCCATAAGTAAAATGAGCCCTGAGCAAATACAGCAGATTGCTAAATCTATTGGTATGCTTGCCGGAGTTGGACCAACACTTCTTGTAACAGGCAAAGCGCTTGAAGGGGCGGGAACTGGGCTTAGCATCTTCAGCAAAGTAGCAGGGGTTGCTTCAAAGGCCACAAAGACCATAAGCGGAGAGCTCCCGAAAATAGCGAAATCTGCAACCGACTTTGGAGGTAAGTTCAAAGCCGGTTTTCAAACGATCGGAAGCTCCGTACAAAAAGCGCTTTCCAATATTGTTTTTTCTGCTTCAGGCTTTGCGGCGAAGTTTGCACAGTCTTTTGATGGCCTTCTTTCTCCTATTAAAGAGAAGTTTTCTTCCATGGGTAAAAATGCTGCAGAGTTCTTTGCTACCGGCTTTGAGATGGCAGGAAATACCGTCAAGGCAGCTGCAGAAGGTATCGCAAACGTAGCAAAAACGGCGTTCGATACTATCGCGCCACATATTGCATCTGTTGCTCAAGCGATCTCTTCCAAACTTTCTCCTATCACAAGCGCCGCAGGAAACATTTTCAAGACTGTGGCCGATAAAGTGAAAAGTAGCTTTGAAGGTATCGCAGGACATATTCAAGGGGCATTTTCAGGAGTTGCAGGAAGTCTGTCGAAGTTCTTTGAACCACTTACAACGGCCCTCTCAGGAGCAAAAACCGCTGTTGTGACATTCGCAAAAGATATTGCAACGAACCTCGGAAATGTTGGAAAAACTATAGGAGATGTCCTAGGTCCTGCTTTCAGCAATATTGGGAGCACGATTACAGGATCTATCGGACCCGCGCTTTCTTTTGGCGGGAAACTTGTCTCAGCCTTTGGCGGCGCTACGGTTATTTTAGGTGCGCTCTCTCTAGCGGCCGTTGATGCGGCAGTTGCCTTCACTGCTATGGGTGGAGACGTAGGCCAAGCCGTTGCTAATATTGGCTCAAGCATCGTAGGACTTGCCAATGAAATTCCTGCGATGTCTCAAGCGCTCGCTGACATGATGCCACAGGTAATAGAAGGGCTTAAGTCGGCAGGTCCAGCGCTTGCAAATACGCTTCCTGTCCTGTTTGCTCAGGTGGGCGCAGCATTTGAACAAAACATGCCACTCATTTTGGAAGCCGTAGGTGCTGCTGCACAGTCAATCTGTGAGATACTCGTCGCTTCTGCTCCTGCCATCTTTGACGGCGCATTTGAAGCATTTAACTTTATCCTGCAAGCCCTCTCTGAGGTTGCAGGGCCACTTGCGGAAGCACTCCCACAAATTATCAGTAGTTTTGTTGCGTCGTTTGCGGCAAATGCTCCGACAATCTTTGCAAGTGCGCAGGCGCTTTTTATGCAGCTTGTACAAGGTGCAGTTGCTATTATTCCAAGTCTTGCAGCAGCGCTACCAACTATCATCAATACCGTTATAAACGCCCTTCCCGGCTTCATCGGAACACTGCTTTCCGCAGCCGTAACACTCTTCACCGCGCTCATTCAGGCCATTCCACAGATTACGCCTGGACTGCTCTCAGCTGTTGGAAATCTCATTAGTACCGTTGTCCGCAATGTCCCAAGCTTTGTCGGTGCTTTGCTCTCAGCCGCTGTAACGCTTTTTACGGCACTTGTCACGGCAGTTGGGCAAGTAGTCGGACAACTTGTTTCTGCGGTCGGGAACATGCTCAACTCGGCTAGAAATGCTATTTCAAGCTTCAGTCTTGCGGATGTTGGCAGAAACTTTATCCAGGGCTTTATCAATGGTGTGGGAAACATGGCGGGGGCCGTTATGAACGCCGTCCAGAGCCTTTTCGGCGGCTTAGTAGGAGCTGTTAAAGCAGTGCTTGGTATCGCGTCTCCATCTAAAGTCATGATCAAGATGGCGAAATACACCGCAGAAGGTTTTGTAATAGGTCTTGCCGGAGGTGAGCATGATGTGTATAAGGCATCCCAAGAGCTCGCTCGGTCTGCCCAAAGGGGTGTTGACGATTTCGCGCTTAATATCCCGCAGAGCCGCGCTTTTGATATGGCGGCAAACCTTGTAGCAACAAGCGCATACGCAGATACAAACCGCGCCATCAATGATTTGAGCTGGCGCATGGAAGACATGACGCAGCGTATGGAGAGAGCTCTTGAAAGCCCCGTAACGCTTAATGCAAACGAGCGTGAGTTTGCACGCATGGTGAGAGAGGTCAGATAGTGAGAACCGACATTCGATATGTAAATAGCAAAGGTATCTCAATGGAGTTCGGAGGAGATGATACGTCTCTCCATTACTTTGAAAACGAACTGAGAGATTGGGAGTGGGAGTATGCGAGCGCGAGCTCTTCTTCGCGCATTACCTCTTTTTCAAGACGCTCCAAAAAGCCAAAGAAAATCAAATTCCACGTTGGCATTGCAGCTGCTACAGAGGAAGAGGGGCTTACCAAAAGAAATGAGCTCGTCACTCTCGGAGAAGCTGATATTGCCTCTAAAACTCCCGGTAAACTCTACATTGGAGATTGGTACATTAACTGCTATATCATTGCAGGAGAGCCAACTAACTACTGGCTAAGCGATCGCTTCGCAGAGTTCAAACTGACCCTTTTAACCGAAGACCCCTCATGGATTCGCGAGACGATTCATTACTTCAATCATGAAATACAAACAAATCCCGGAGGAAACAAGAAAGACTTTCCGAAAGAGTTTCCCTTTGACCTTGGACAAGGCAAGCCATCTAAGATTTTTACAAATGACACCCTTGGGTCTGTGGGATGGCTTTGGCGAGTGTATGGACCGGCTACAAACCCTTATATGCGCATAAACAACAATCTCCATCAGGTTAATACTCAAATACCAAAAGGTGCCTATATGGAGGTCAACTCAGCTGCAAAGACAATCGTACTTATAGGCGCTGATGGCAAGAGGGAAAACCTTTATGCCGCAAGAGCGCGTGGAACATCTACATCAGACTCATATATCTTCAAAGCAATTGACTCCGGAGATGTGTCAGTGCTTTGGGACAATACCTTCGATTTTGATTTAACTATTTTCGAGAGTTGCTCTACACCTCCTTATGAAAAAGAGAGAACGAGGATGTTCAAAGCGGCACCTGCGCCAAAAGAAGAGGTGACTCATAATGGCTGATATCTGCTATACCGATGAAAAACACAAAGATATCGGCGTTATTCGTGGAGCAAAGCTTGACCTTGAATACGGAGATACGAGAAACGACTTTGAACTCACACTTAATGCTCCTTATGAATATAGCCTTGTCCCAGGAGCTTATATTTATGTCGAAGATAGCGAGTGGGGAGGTGTGATTGACTCTCTTGGTTCAGTCTCAAAGACAAACACGCTTACCTATAAAGGGAGGAGTTGGCATGGAATCCTTGCTGACAAGATACTAGAGCCGGACTTGGGGCAAGACTACCTCAAAGTCTCCGGAGACGCTCATACGGTCTTAAAGCAGATTGTCAGTCGTCTTCAGCTAAGAGATGTATTTAGCGTCTCTAACTCCCTCTCAAGCATAGAGATTAACTACAGTTTTGACCGCTACTGCAATGCCTATGAGGGTATCAGAAAGATGCTGAAAGCTAAAGGCGCACGGTTAGATTTATCTTTTGACTCAGCTTCCGGACACGTCGAACTTTCCGTAAAGCAAATTGTTAAATACTACGATGCTGCAGATTCAGATCTCACAGATGTGCAAATCAAAAGTGTCGTTCGTCCGTATAACCACCTTATCTGTCTTGGCAAAGGTGAACTAAAAAATCGTATTGTCCGGCATTTTTACGCCGATAAAAAAGGAAACATCTCTACCACTCAAACGCTTTTTGGCATAAACGAACGCTCTCTTACCTACGACTACTCAAACGCCGAAGAAGACGAGCTTATCAAAGGCGGTATGAAGAAGCTCAAAGAATACCAGCAGGCAGACATTATTAAAGTAACTTTGGATGACTCAAAAGAGTTTGCCATAGATGATGTGGTTGTTGGTACAGATATCCTCTCCGGCCTTACAGTTGCAGCTACCGTTGGAACAAAAATTGTCGTTATTACCGACACAGGATGCTCCATCTCTTATAAAGCGGGCGGCGTATTTATCTAGCTCGTTACTACCCTCAGATGATTTTAGATGAGATGGTATCTGATGGTTACGTGCGAGGGAGAAAACGCATGTCGAAAGAGAAGGGATATTCGCGTCTTCGTTGCGACAGGTGCAACAAGGAGATTTACGCGAAAGACGATTCTGTGAGCGCCGGTGCTTGGGCAACAATCAAACGCTATACCGCTGATGGAACGCTCCAAGAATACCTTGTTTGTCCGTCCTGTAAGGCAGCTTGTAGAAAGTTTGCCGACAAGGAAGATAACAACTTCCTTGATTTCATGATCAGCAATACAGAGGAGGTGTAATTATGGCTTTTGAAGGTGTAGTTGCATATCAGGGGAAAGAACACATCACAGCTCCGCAAATCGGGCGCCTTATTGCCGGTGTATGCGGATCTGTGCGTGGTATCTTGCAAACGCAAAATCGCATCAAGGCATCCATGCAAACCGCAAATAGGGTCCGTATTGATACCGGAGACGTCATCATGGACGGTCGCCTGGTAACAAATGAGGAGCCAATGGAGCTCAATGTTGCCAATGGTCGTGCCGGATATAAACGTAACGACCTTGTTGTACTCAAATTTACGCGCGCTGTAAACGGAATTGAGAAGTTTGAAGTCGAAGTTTTGTCCGGAGACGCCGTAAACACTGGCACGCCAAAAGACCCAGTTTATACGGCAGGAGATATCCTGTCCGGCTCAACAAGCGCTTGTATGCCGCTTTGGCGATTGCCTGTTGACGGCATTACAGTTGGTGAGCCGGTGTGCCTTTTACCGATTATTGCAGCTTTGGGGAGCGAAGACGGAAAGAACTTTGAGCTGTTCGCCATTCAGGATGTTGAAGTAGGCAGCACTTACAAAAACTACTGGCACGTATGGCGTACAGGTAATAGTGTCACTGTACAGTTCTACGGTTGGTTTAATGGCAAATCAAAGTATGACGCCAAACAATGCCCCTTCCTTATACCGGAAGGTTCACGACCTCCTGTAGTAGATGGATCTCTGTATCCGTTTGATGATCATGAACATATCTATTACAACCAGATTATTTGTCCAGAGCATCCAGATGTACTAACGGTGTTGTCTGCGCGCCCTGACGGCAAGATTTATGTGCAAGATATGGGCGGCGCTTTATCAAACGCATGGCGTATGGGGACTTTGACATACACCGTAGCTCATTAAGAAGGTGATTAGTATGAATCCAATTACCTTTGAGCAAATTGTGGCTGCCGTGAGTTTTGTTGGCCTTGTAGCCACACTCGTTCACACAGTCCGCACTATGAACGCGGCCACGAAGCAAAAAGTTGTAGACGATGCTCTGCAACTTGCGGAGATTAAAAGTGACATTAAGGACATAGGACGAGACGTAAAGCAAACTAACGATAGTCTTATCTCGTACATGTCACACACCGATGAAACAATCTCAAACATTAAAGAGACGCTCTCTTTACACGAGGGGCGCATCATCAAGGTTGAGGGTGACGTGCGCCACCATACCGACGAGCTCAACCAAATCAAACGGAATCGTTAGAAAGGAACTGATCATGATTAACTGGAAAGTACGTATGCAATCCCCAAGCTGGTGGCTTGGCATGGCAGGAATTGTCGCGAGTCCGGTACTTGCGTATCTTGGCCTTGCTTACTCCGACCTCACAACATGGTCGAGTGTCGGCAGCGTCTTTGTGCAATTCGTCAGTAATCCCTACCTTATCGGAACTGTGATTGTAGCGGTCCTTGGCGCTATTGGCGTCACGGCTGATCCAACCACAAAAGGCTTTGGCGACTCTGCACGCGCAATGACATACACCAAGCCAAGCGAGAAGCCCGCACATACTGCTATGGAGGATAGCAATGCTTAAAGGAATTGACGTATCAGGCTATCAGTCTATAAGTGGCGGTACCTATGACAGTAGCTACGTGGAGACAGCTTACAGCGGCTCTGACTTTGTGATTGCCAAAGCGACGC